CTCCTTGCCTTTTTCCTGGGCGTTTTAGAGGTTGGATGAGGAAATTGAGAGTCTTCGACAATGCAAAATTTCAGTCGTTGATTCAGACACTCAAACAGGCGAAGAAGGGTCTACCGCGGCCTTCAGGCGAATTTCTTGAGAAGGCGCGGGAGGAAACGATACATGTCCTCTTTAGGAGGGAGCCCGACTGGTCTAAAAATGAAGTATACTTGCCTTTCAAGCGAGATGCTTTTAAAGGGCCGGGGCGTTGGAAACAGTATCGTTACAAAGATGGGAATCCGGATACTGATTGTTACCAAATCAATCGAAAGTCAATTGAATATCAGATCCGCAGGACCGTACGTGAGGTTTTCGGTAATCACAATTTTACCGATAAGGATATTCATCCAAAATTTCCCTCAGTTAAATCTGCCTATGGCTACTCACGCGGAAGCGGAGGCCAAGCCAAATGCATAATTGGCAGAAAGGAGTTTCGTGTAGACGAACTCCCGGTCAAATCGACAGTCGTGGATGTTAAAGTTTTCAATCCAAATTACATCGACTGGAAAGCACATGACACATGTCACCTAAGTAGACATAAATGCGAGCACGGTATTTCTAATACTATGTCCATAACCGACCTTGATCGACTGATCATGGATACTTGTGTCCCATGGAGGGAACGAAAGTCCGTGGTTGTTGACGATCGAGAGTTAGACTGGATGTACAAACAGGCTTATGGAGAAACCCTCCTTTCAATTATTGATGAGCCTGCTGAAGTCGAATTTGTTGCTCTCGCCGAAGCATTAAAGTGTCGGAATATTTCCAAAGGTCCAGCAGAAATTTATTGGGTTCTTTCGCAGATGCAAAAGAAACTCTGGACTGTGCTTAAAGATCATCCCACCTTTACCCTAATTGGTACTCCGATAACGGAAAACATCGTCAATGATGTTATAGGTCACCTGCAACCTGGGGAGAAATTCATTTCTGGAGATTACAAATCCTCTACAGATGAGTTATTTTCCTTTTGTTCTGAAGTGGCATGTGGAGAACTCTTCGCATGTTTTATGGACAATGGAATGGACCCCCAAGATGCCAATGCGTTGCATCATTTGATGCTCAAAGCGCTCACCGGCCATGAAACTTTTGTTTCTGAGACTAAGAAAGTCGAAAAGCAGAAACACGGACAGCTGATGGGAAGCGTGGTATCCTTCCCCTTTCTTTGTATTGTAAATGCAGCTATCTGTAGATGGTCGATGGAGATTGGGAAAAATTATTCTTATCGTTTAGATGAACTCCCTCTCTTGATAAATGGTGACGACTGTGTTTTCCGAGGTAACCAAGTGGTACACGATTCATGGAAATTGATAGCCACTGCGTGTGGACTGTCTCCCTCTGTCGGGAAATATTATTTTGATGACAGTTTCCTTGAAATGAATTCGACGCAGTTTCAATATCTGCCGTCAATGCGGTACGAACTGGAGGAATTCCTCCCTAAATCTTTTGTGAAGATTTGTACCGGCACTAACTGTTTTAGACGTGTACCATACGTGAATTTCGGCATTCTTAAATGTTTGCCCCGAAGCGCGGCGGGTAATACACCCAAATCTGTAGTGGAATCACTACTTCTATCTGCTGACACTCAACAGAGTGACCTTTTTGAGGATTGTCCCGATTATCTTTGGGACCAGGTCAATGCGACCTTTCTTCGAAACCTCTCAAAGGAGCTTCGTGAACACAAGGTGTCAATTCCCTACTATCTCCCCAAACATTATGGAGGGTTGGGATTGATGCCATCACGTGGTTATGGACCTTCTCGTAATGATCTTCAATGGGTAGCTTTTGCTAACCGATATCCAAACTGGCTTAAACGTATTAAAATGTTAAATCCTGATGCTAAATGGCTTCTAGCCAAGGCTGCAGGTGCCCGTTTGAACATCAATCAGGCAGACATGGTTCTGCAAGAAGATTCTGACTTTGATTCTCTGGTTTCTTCAATGAATTGTGGTCTTTTATTTAGACGGAAAGACAATTTAATAAACGGCACCTATTTTGGCCAAGTCTATTCCATCCGAGACACAGAGAATGAGAAGATTATTTTCTCCGACGAAACACCGTCTGGAGAGTCCTTTTTAAACATCTTGAAAGATGTTCGGAGTAACCTTAAAGTTATGAATGCAGGAAAGAGGTCAGCATCCGATGCCGACACATCTGCAAGCTTCCTAAGCCATAAACCGCTCTTAACCCGTTTTTCCGAACAAGAGCACGGACAGCTGTTCTGACTGGTTGAGTAAACATGAACTCAGCTGGTTGGTTCGACTGAAACCAATCTGTTCGGCCTTAATGGCATGGAGTGTGAGACTTGAGTGTTTCCCTTTAGCTCGAGGCTAGCTCACTGTTGAAATTTCTCAATAGGAGTACTTGTGTAGTACTTATCAACTATTGATGTTACTAAGATCTAGAACCGCAGAGTACTCTAAAGTCTGAAGAAGAGGACTTTAGCTCTGAACGGTGGCTTTCCAACCCGGATTTATCCGACCGGAAGGATTTCGAAGTAATTTAGTTTCAACATGTTAGTCTTGAAATATCGTGTGACCAAG